TAGTCTTATTATTACCTCTATACTAGTAGTTATTACCTTACTGTTTTTAGTTAAGAAAGTTGTAAAGCTAGTAACCTTATCAATAGCACTTTGAAATCCTGCTACAAAATCTTTCATTACAGCTATGGATAATCCCTGCATAGCGGAAGTAAACTTTAAGAATGAACCCTGAAGTGTATCTCCAATAATCTTAGCCATTCTTTCTGCTTCTCCACTAGACTCGTTCATTTCATTTCTTAAGTCTATCATAGCATCAGTATTACTAAGCATTTGTTCAAATGCTGCTGCTTGTCTTAAATCAACAACCTGTAAGATGTCAGCCATATCTCCACCTTCTGAAACAAAACTTTCCATAGCAGGGACTAGCTCATCTAACGAATGAATAGTACCCCCAAATGCTTGTGATAAATCAGATGTAGGGTCTTGCATTTTAAGTAAGATGTTCCTTAAAGATGTACCTGCAATAGAAGCTTCAATACCTGAATCAGCTAATTTAGACATAATAGCTGCAGTATCTTCAATAGAGAATCCTGCTGCCTTAGCAATAGGAGCAACCTTTGTCATAGAGGTTTGCCACTTCTCAATATCCATAGCAGAACGACTAAAAGAAACAGCCATTACATCAGTAACCCTACCTGTTTGGTCAGCATCTAGTCCAAATCCTCTTATAGCAGAACCTGCTACTATTGCTGCTCTAGCCAAATCACTACCTGTTGCTGTAGCTAAATCAAGAGTTGGCTTTACTGCGTTTTGTATTTCATTAGCTGAAAAACCTAATTTTGAAAAGTTCAACATAAGCTCTCCAACTTGAGTTGCAGTAAAGAATGTTGTTCTACCTAGTTCTTCTGCTGTTGCAGTTAATCCTTTAAATTGCTGTTCTGTTGCCCCTGAAACAGCATTTACTTTGGCCATTACAAATTCAAAATCTGTGAATACAGTTACTACAGAACTTATAACTCTACTTACCATTCTAAATGCACCCACTATAACACCAATAGCTGCAGCACCTTTAATGAACTGCTTTGCCATTCCATTATTAGACTTTGTAGCGGCTTTAGTTGCTTTAGTAGTACCTGCCATCTCTTTATTTAACTCCCTAAGCTGTTTAGAAGTAAATTTTATTGCTGCTGCTCTTTCTTTGTATGCTTTTGCATTTGCTTTAGATTGAAATTGTCCTGTTTTAGATTCTTTTTCTTGTTTTTTCTGCTCTGCTCTTAATTCCTTTAATCCCTTTTTTAAATCAGCAATCTTTTTGATGTCTTTGATGACTACCTCTATCGCTACCTTGCTACTCTTTAATGCCATATAATTTTATTTTAGCTTATCGTTAATTGTATTGCTTCACTTTGTCCTTCTTCTCCTATTACTGCATCTATCTGCTTTAATATATCTTCTTCTATCATTTGGGTTATCCCTATCTTATCTGCTTCTTCAAATGACATCTCTATAAATCCATATCTTCTTGGAGCAACATCCTCTCCTCCCTCAGTAAGATATTGGCTTGATAGCTCCTTAACTATTTTAGATATAACTAAATTTTCGTGCCTTTTATTTTCAAATGTAAATCCTCGACCCTTAGCCCATTCTAAAATATCAGAATAACCTGTTTCGTATGTACTCCACTTAACTCCATCAGGTAACCCATCATTTACAGTCCACATATAGCTAGAATCACTTACTATTTCCAAGTACAAGTTCCCATTTCTTTCTGAAATCTTAGGTTTAAAAGAATTAGCTAATTTTCCTGATGCTATATGGTCTTGATACCGAAGCTCATCCTGAAGAAGTTCAATGTAAAATTTTCCTGCAACACTTAATGCTTGTTTTATTTTTTTAAGCCCTGCCATTATTCTGTAGTTACAGGTTCTCCATCATCTAATGTTATGCTAGAATTAAATCTTCTCCTTAATACTTTTGAAATACCAACTAAAGTTATATCCGTAACTACAGGCATCTTATATTCTTTTCTTTCTTGAACGCTAACTGAAAATATATCAACTAAACTTCTATCAACAGAAGATTCAAAGGTAATGCAAATAATATCTGCTGTACTATAAGCTTTAAAATTAAAAGTTAATTCATTTGAAGGAAGATTATAAGATGTTATGTCTGACTGAATTAAAGGATAAGGAAATATTGGAGATTTATAAACTATTGAAACCTTTAAAGTTCCTATATTTGTGTTTTGGTGTAACTTTATACTAGCAGAATATTGAGAGCCTGTGTATAATTGTTTTAATTCTTGAAATATTCCTGAAACACTAGAATTACCTCCTGTATCAACTACAGCACTAAGATTTATATTATTAACACTTGATGTAGGTGGTGTTGAGGTAGCCGAAGGTTGAGAAGTTCCATCTGAAGTAAACCTAAACCATCCTGAACTAGTATAAGTAGGTAAATTCGCTGAAGCCACAGCTTCTGTAGCGTAAGCAACAGTTGAGGTTGATATATTTGTAGATGATAGTGTTGAAGGTATGAACGAAGAACCATAAGATGAATATTCTCCTGATAAGAATGGCACAGATATGAATACATCTAAACCATCTTCTAATGCTTGTCCTCTACTATTTATTTGTTCCATTTTTAATTATTATTAAATGATGTGTCAATAGGAAATAACCCTAAATCTTGCCAAAGAACTAACTCTACTTTGGTAGCCTGATTATTATTTGGTTTATAGTCTATAATACTGTTTATTCTATAATAATATCCATCAATATAAACTAACTTTCTTAAATCTAAATTATTTATATCAGATAGTTTAAGATTAATATATACTGTTTTAACTCTAGGATTTGATTTAGCCTGTTCTATCATTTTTTGATAGTAAGTTTGATATAATCCTTTAAAAGGAGTAGGAGATGTAACTGAATTTGTAGCTCTAACAAAAGTGCCTTGATTAAGGCTGTTATATGTTAATGGCTGTCTAGGATTAACAGAATCCGTAAACTTATCAAAACTAGAAGCTACACAAAGGAAATTATACACATAAGTTCCTGTAGAACCCGGAATTAAATAAAAATCATCAGTAGGGCCCCAATACTGAGTTCTTGTTTGAAACCTTTCAGGATTAACAGGAGTAACATATTCACTCATTTTTACATAATTAAGAAGTCTAGGCATAAAATTATAAGCATAAGGAGGTCTACAAGCACTAGCCGGTGTTGGTATAGCCCCTGTATCACAAAGACCCCAAAGATTTGCCCTAGTTGGTGTTAATAGTGCCATATTACCAAAGCCACTACCATAATAACTCTCTCCATCCTGAGAACTATAACTTCCTGCAAAGAATGGGTTTTCAAATGTAGTGGAACCTACTTTAAACTCGGTGCTAAGAAATTCCCTGTAAGGATACTCATCTAATATTCCATCCCAATAAGTATTTCCTCTATACTCTACAACCTTATCGTTAGAGTCTGTTTTATATTTAAAAATAATCTCCCTACTTAAGTCAGACTGCACCCATTTATCATCTTGAAGCATAGATAAATCCACCTTATGAGTCCAATCTATAGCTTCATTTTGATTTTTATAGAAATCATCAAATGGCTCCATATAAACAGTCTTTGAAGTTGAATCTGTTGTCATTTGAAGGTTAAAAGCGTGTATAACTCCCTTTAAAAAACCCATCTGTGTGCTTGAATTATCTATAACATTTTTCAAATCAAATGTTTGACCATACTCAACTCTCTCTCCCTTGTGAACTATACTTATATTACCATTAGAACCTGAGCTACTGCTTGATGTATATCCTGTTGGAGATGAACCGCCCCAAATAGATAAATCATAGCCTATAGTTTTAGGAGTTGCACTTAAATTTGTAGATGACCATGATGCTTTTTTTGTACACCTAAATCTAATTTTATCATTTTTATTAAGCCAATAATCTTCTATTGTAAACCCTTCAAAATTAAAAGATTTATCAGCATTAGGTGGCAGAGGGCAAGTTTCATAATAAGGGTAATTTGTAGCAGGAAAACCATCCATTGTTTGAATTATATTCCAACTAGTCTGACCTGCTGTTTGTAATTCTACTCTAATTTGAATATATCCAATATTTTGCAAATTTTCACTAGCACTTGTTCCTTCGCATATTGAATCTAACCAACCTCCAATATCACTTGCACTTATATCATAAAATCCATATTCTTGAATAGTAAAAGTACCACCACTATTATTGTACATAGAACCATCATCAATAATACTCACATTACCTCCATCATTCCATTGAATAGTGCTTGAACTCCATGTTATCTCAGTCCTATCTAATGCCCCTGATAAAAATCCTTCTTCTGCCACGTAGGCATTATTATCAAATGTCATATATACACTATTATCTGAAACCCTTTCAGAAACATTGTTATAGAGAAAATTAGGAAGAAGCATCACTAGACTTTTAAAATTTGCTTTTGCTCCTGATGCACTCGTTTCTTCCATAAATTCAGAAACAAGAGTATATCCTTCTTGCAAAAATAATTGCTTCATAATATCATAAATAAATATAGCAGGTCGCCAATTCATTTGAGGTGTTGGTGTAGGGTATGCTGAACCGTCATTTTTAAAACCTGCATAACCGATTTGGTTAAAACTCCCCCCTAAAGCATCATATTTAGTCATAAGCAGCTGTAGAGAACCTGACATACCTCCTACATTAGTAGCACCATAACCTACTTGAGGGTAAGTTATAGGATTGTTGTTTACAGCTACAGTTCCTGATGAGT